TCAAGTTGTGACTGGAGTTCAGACGTGTGCTCTTCCGATCTCTGCAGTGTAGAAAAAACTCCCTAAATTCAATTTTAAGACCTAAAATAAGAAGGTGATAAAAAAATGGCAGGAAGACCAAAAGAGCCTATAAACTTAATTATAGCAAAAGGAAATAAACATTTAACTAAACAAGAAATAGAAGAAAGACAGAATGCAGAAATACAAGTAAATTACACCGACATAAAGATACCAGACTATTTAGATGAAAAAGAAAAAGATGAATTTAATAAAATAGCCGAGATATTGTTAGAAATAGGAATTATGACTGAGTTAGACGAAGATTGTCTAGCTCACTATTTAATTGCAAATACAAATTATAAAAAATATACAAAAATGCTTAGAAATTTAGAAAAGAAAATAGATAAAGTAAAAAGCAAGAATGAAAAAAAAGAAATATTAGAAGACATAGATTTATATTTAATATATCAAGATAGAGCTTTAAAACAATGTAGAGCTTGTGCAAGTGATTTAGGACTTTCGATATCTTCTAGATGTAAATTAGTTATGCCACCATCAAAAGACCCGCCAAAAGAAAATAAATTTTCTAAGTTTAAGGTGATAAATAAATGATTGATAGAGTAACTGAGTATGCTAAAAAGACAATAGATGAAGCAAAAATGGGTGAATTACACATATTAGCCTGTAAAAGACATTTAGAAGATTTAAAAAGACAAGGAACTAAAAGCTTTCCATACATTTGGAATCCGAAACAATCTGAAAGAATATTGGAATATGCAGAAACATTAACAATTGCAGAGGGGTTTGAATTAAAACCAGTCAAGTTATTGGGTTCACAAATTTTTGATTTAGGATGTCCTTTTGGATGGTTAAAACAAGAAAATGGAAAAAGAAGATTTAGAAGGTCTTATGAATCTATGGCAAGACAAAATGGAAAGTCTTTTAAAAATGGTATTAGAGGAACTTATATAGCAAACTTTAGCGGATATAATTTTGGTAAATTATTTACAGTGGCTACTAAAAAAAGACAAGCAAGAATAGCTTGGGAAGAAATGGCAAAGTTTATAAAGACTGATGAAGATTTACAAGAGTTATTTGAAATAAAAGATTATAAGTCACTAATTTTAGCAAAAGATACAGAATCTACAATAGAAGCTTTATCAAAGGAAAGTGGATTAGATGATGGATTTAGAGCAATATTTGCTTCTATAGATGAATATCATCAACACCAAAACGCAAAGATATATAAGGCTATTTACAATGGTACTAAAGCATTATTAGAAACATTAATAAGTATAATTACAACAAGAGGAGACAATTTAAATAGTGCTTGTTATGAAATGGATCAATATTGTATTAATATTTTGAAAGGTATAGTAACTGCTGAAGATTTCTTTGTAGATATTTATGCATTAAATGAAAATGACGATATTTTTAATCCTAAGAATTTAATAAAAGCAAATCCTTTTCTTGCATCTACAGAACAAGGTTTAGAAACATTAATAACAGATATGCAGACTGCAAGAGATATGGGAGGAAACGAACTAAGAGACTTTATGACAAAGTCTCTTAATTTGTGGGTAAAAAACACAGATGACCAGTTCATTAATCCTGACAAGTGGAAAAAATGTGAATCTGATTTAGAATTACAAGATTTAGTAGGAAAGAAATGTTATGTAGGACTAGATTTATCTCATGGTGGAGATTTAACAACTGTAGCAATAGAAATACCTTTAGAAGATGAAGAGTTTTTTGAGTGTTCACATTCTTTTATGCCAAGAGGAAGATTACAAGAACATATTGTTACAGATATAGCTCCTTATGATGTTTGGGAACAACAAGAACTTATAACAGTAACAGGAGGACAAGATACTTATAAAAACGATTATAAGTTTATAATTAAATACTTAAAAGAAATAATAGAAAATTATGATTTACAGTTACAAGCAATTGGTTATGACCCACATAATGCAGACGGATTTTTAAGTGATTTAGAAACATTCGGTGTACCACTTTTAGAAATAAAACAATCAGCAAGATATTTAAATGATGGAACACAGGATATGCAATTAAATATTGAGTCTGGAAAGATTAAATACAACAAAAAAGAAGAATTACTTAGTTATAGTGTTTCTAATGCGAAAATAGTAAGGAATAGTTTTGACGAAAAGAAAGTAGATAAAGAACCTAATAAAAGAACTAAGAGAATTGACCCAGTTGATGCTATGATAAATGCTCATATTACACAAATGAAATTTAATGAAAAGGAACAAGTAAATTATGACAAAGAAATGGAAGAGTATTTAAAAAAAATGGGATGGGATGATTAGAGAGGAAGTGAAATAGTGAAATTAAAAGAGAGAATAAAAGCAGTTTGCAATATATTAACAAATAAAGCAAGCAAAGATCATGCAATGCAACAGTTAATAGATTTTTTGGGATTAGTAGGAACTAAAGAAAAAGCGCTATCTGAAGCTACATACTTTGCTTGTTTAAAAGTTTTAAGTGAATCTGTTGGAAAGTTGCCATTAAAATTATTACAACATAAAGATAATAATGGAGTAATAACTGCAAGAGGACATCCTTTTTATAAAGTATTACACAATAGACCAAATCCTTATATGACATCCACTGCATTTTGGTCAACAATAGAGCAAAATAGAAACCATTACGGTAATGCTTATGCTCTTATAAAAGGGGCAGGAAGTAAAATGTCATTATGGATTTTACCTTCTGAGGAAGTAGAAATTTGGTACGATGATGACACAATTCTTAGCGATGTTCCAGATATCTACTATATTTATTCTCATGGAGGAAAAATGTATCAATTTAGCTCTGAACAGATATTGCACTTTAAAACGTCGAATACGTTTGATGGAATAAAAGGGATAGCAGTTAGAGAACAATTAAAAATGACAATAGATGGTAACATAAAGGCACAAAAAATGTTAAACAGCATGTATAAAAGTGGATTTACAGCAAAAGCAGTTGTTCAATACACTAGTGATTTATCAGATAAAAACTTAGAGAAATTTAAAAACAAGATTGAAAAGTTTGCAGGTAGTGATTTAGATGATGAGGAAACAAAGAATATAATTCCAATTCCGATTGGAACAACTTTAACACCTTTAAACATAAAATTAGCAGACAATCAATTTGTAGATGTAAAGAGATATAGTGCTTTACAAATTGCATCTGCATTTGGAATAAAACCAAATCAAATTGGAGATTATGAAAAATCAAGTTATGCAAGTGCAGAAGCACAACAACTTAGTTTTTATGTAGATACATTACTTTATATAATTAAACAATATGAAGAAGAATTAAATTATAAATTACTATCAGATGAAGATATAGAAAATGGATATTATTTTAAATTTAATGTAGCAGTTATTTTAAGAGCAGATTTAAAAACACAAGTAGATACATTATGCCAAGCAATTTCTAATTTCTTATATACTCCTAACGAAGCAAGAGCTTTATTAGATATGGAATCAAAAGAAGGTGGAGATCAATTGCTAGGCAATGGTGCAAGTATTCCTGTACAATTAGCAGGTACACAATATGTAAAAGAAGATGGAAAGGAAGGGGAGAAAGAATGGATAAAGAAAACGATAGAAGAGACTCTAACAAAATTGTTGAAGACGGCTTAATTTGTAAATCAGCAAGTGTAGAAAGTCAAGAAGTCACAGAAAATGACTTGAAGAAGATTAATAAGTTCACGTTATCGCCTTTAAAATCTGAAGAAGTTTTTACTTTTAAATTAGTAATGGGAGATAATGAGTTAGATGATAGAAATTATGAACCATTTAATTTAAATGCATTAAAAGATTTGCAGAAGCTATACATAGGGAAAACAATGATAAAAGACCACAGAAGAACAGCGGATAATCAAATTGCAAGAGTTTATGATACAGAACTTGTTCAAGACGGTAGTAAATTAACTGGAGCAGGAGAAATTTATACAAAACTAATTGCAAAATGTTATATGGTAAAAACAGAAAAAAACTCTGATTTAATTTCTGAGATAAAAGCAGGAATAAAAAAAGAAGTTTCAACAGGATGTAAAGCTAAACATGCGTATTGTTCAATTTGTGGAGTAGACAATATGAAGAATTATTGTTCTCATTATTGGGGAAAAGAATATGAAACTGTAAATGGCAAAAAGATTTGTTATTTCACTTTAGATGGAGCAAAAGAAGCTTATGAAGTATCTTTTGTTGCAGTTCCAGCACAACCACGAGCAGGAACAACAAAACATTATGGTGGTACAGAACTAACAGTTCAAAAAGATGAAAAAAATAATAATGAAGAAGCGGAAATCAATTTAAAAATTGATAATCTAGCTTCTTTTTTATTTATAGAAAAAGAAAGGATAGGTAAATAATTATGAATAAAAAAATGAGAGAATTATTAACAAAAATTGAAACAAAACAAAATATGGCTAAAGGTTATATGGAAGGAGAAAACAAAGATATAGCAAAAGCTAAAGAAATTTTAGATGAAATTAAAACATTAAAAGAAGAATATGAAGTAGAAAAAGAAATATTTGAATCAGAAAAGGAAACTAATCAATTGAGTGAAGAAGAAACAAAAGAAATTTCAAACAAAATTGAAGATAAAAAAGAGAACAAAAATGAAGAAACAACAAAAGTTTTTGCAAAAGCTGTAAGAGGATTAGTAACAAAAACATTATCAGAAGGAGTTGCAGCTGACGGAGGATATACTGTACCAGAAGATATAGTAACAAAAGTTGAGGAACTAAGAGAAACAAGAGAATCATTAATAGATTTAGTAACAGTTAAAAATGTAAAAACAAACAAAGGACAAGAAACTTACAAAAAAAGAAGTCAAATTACTGGATTTACTTCAATTGGAGAAGGTGGAAAAATACCTAGAGCAGGTAAACTACAATTTTCTAGAATTAAATGGGAAATCACAAAATATGGTGGATATATGCCTGTAACAAATGAATTAATTGAAGATTCAGATGAAGAAATTCAAAACATGATGACAGAATGGTTGGCTGATGAATCAAGAGTAACGAGAAATAATATTATATTAGCTGTTATTGCAGAAAAAACACCAATAAAACTAAATGGATTAGATGATATAAAGAAAGTTTTAAATGTTATACTGGGAAGCAAATTTAAATCTACTTCAAAAATAATAACAAATGATGATGGATTACAATATCTTGATACCTTAAAAGATTCAGATGGTAAATATTTATTACAATCAAATCCGACAAATCCAATGGAATTAAGATTATGTGCAGGAGCAACAACAGTACCAGTAAAAGTGTATTCTAATGATACAATACCAACAAAAGAAAATAAAATACCATTTACAATTGGTGATTTAAAAGAAGGTATTAAATTCTATGATAGAAGACAATTATCATTAATGGTATCTCAAACAGCTGTAGTTGGAGAAGGAGAAGATGCATTAAATGCATTCGAAGAAGATTTAACATTAATTAGAGGTATCGAAAGAGAAGATGCACGTATGAGAGATGATGAAGCTTTTGTAAATGGATATATAGAGATAACAACAGCTAAAACACCAGAAACAAATACAGAAGCTGGTTCTGGAAAACAAAAAAGCCCTGAAACACAAGGAGTATAGTTATAGGAGGTATCCTATATGGAAAAATTAAAAAATCTAGCTAAGCAATGTTTAGGTATTATAAAAACCGCAACATTAAAAGATAATGAAATAGAAATGCTTATAAAATCTGCAAAGTCTGATATGGATAGAGTAGATATAGATGTAGAAAACAAAATTGATGATTATTTAGTCATAAACACAATAATGCTATATGTAAAAGCTCATTATGGCGATACAGATATAAACAAAAGAAAAGAATATCTTGATAGATATGTTTCAAATATAAGAGCTTTGAAAGAATCTGAAGAATATAGAAAAGGAGTTGATAGTAATGCATGATGTAAGTTGTGTATTGCTATCTAAGTCTTACAAAACAGATGAAAATGGCAATATATTAAAAGATAAAAATGGTAGAGAGTTTTCTGAAATAAAAGAAATTGAAATACCAATAATTTTTGTAGAGAAAGTGTGGAAAGATGAGTTCTATAAAGCTAATCAATTAGGGTTAAGACCATCTATAAGAATCAAAATTAGTAGTTTGAATTATAATGATGAAGAAGAGTTAATATATATGAACAAACATTATACAGTTATTAGAACGGATGGAGATAATGACAATGAAGTAGTTTTAGTTTGTCAGAGAAGGGCTAATAATGTCAAATAGTAACAAAGTATCTATAGACAATTTAAGTTCTCAACTTATGAAATATCTTCAAGAATTTAAGGAAGATATAGATGATGAGGTAAAAGAAACATCTGACAAAATAATAAAAGAAGCTACTAAGGAATTGAAACAAGTATCTCCTAAGGCTAAAAAAATAGTTTGTTTAAGAAAAAGCTATTTTAAGTTTGGTGTAGGAGATGCTAATTGGCAAACGTCACGGAAGTTATGCAGCATCTTGGAGTGTAAAAAATGCAAAGAAATCTAAAAATCTATATTCTAAAATAGCATATAATAAAAGATATTATAGATTAACACATCTGCTAGAGTTTGGACATGCTAATAGAGATGGATCTAGAACGAAACCAATTCCACATATAAGAACTACAGAAGATAAGTATAAAGAAAAATTCAAACAAGAGCTAGAAGAAAAAATAAGGAGGGGACTATGACTTGGGAAGAATTAGAAAAAAGAATTGATAAGTTTTATTTAGATATTAAAAATAAAATAAAAATACCATATTCTCATTATGATTTTGATAGAGAAGTAGAACCTCCTCATTTAATGTCTACTGAAATAGATTCTGATAACTTTATAGCAGATAATAGAATTTATTTTGAAAAGTCTAATGCAAGATTAGAGTTAACAACAGATACTAGAGATAGAAATCTAGAAAAGAGAGTAGAGAAAGAAATACTCTACGATATAGTTTGGAAAAAACAAGTAGCTTACATCCAATCTGAAAGGATTTGGAATGTAAGCTACTTTTTTGAAATTTAAAAAAGAAAGCGAGGAAATATAAATGTCAGAAACAAAAAATAAAGTTAAATTTGGATTATGCAATATACATATTGCAAAAATAATAGAAGAAAATGGAGAGATTACATATGGGACACCCTTTAAAGTTCCAGGTGCTAGAAACTTAACAACAGACCCAGAAGGAGAAAGCACTCCTTTTTATGCCGATAACATTAAATACTATATTGCAGTATCTAATCAAGGTTATACAGGAGATTTAGAAGTTGCTATGACTCCAGAAGAATTTTTAACAGAAATATTAGGACAATTAAAAGATAAAAATGGAGCTTTAATTGAAAGTGCAGATGATGTGCAAGCAAGATTTGCATTAATGGGAGAAATTGATGGAGATGTAAAGAAAAGAAGATTTGTTTATTATGATTGTACAGCTACAAGACCAAGTAATGAAGCTAGTACAATAGAAGAATCAAAGGAACCTAAAACAGACACAATAGCACTAACAATGTCTCCACGTTCTACAGATAAATTAATAAAAGCAGTAATTGAACCTAGTGAAGTAAACAAAGATATATATAATTCTTTCTTTACAAAAGTATATGAAAAAGATGCAACAGTAACTCAAGAAGGAGTGTAAAGTATGAAAAAAATAAAAATAGGCAATGTAGAATGTAATATTAATTGTACAGCATATACTACTTTATTGCACAAAAAAATATTTAATAAAAATATATTTAAAGATATAAGAAATTTGCAGGAATATTTAGTTAAGCAGACATTAAAGCTATTAGAAATTAAAGAGAAGTTTCCTGAATTATCAGAAGACGAGATAAAGAAATATTTAAATAATTTTATTTCAGAAGATGATATAGGAGAATTTGTGGAATCTGCAACTAGAATTACATACATATTATTAAAAACAGCGAATGAAGATATAGAAGAATATGAAGAATGGTTAAAAACTGTACCTGCATTAAAAACTAATGATGAATGGATTATTGAGGTAGCGGAATTTGCCGTGGATTGCTTTTGTTAATGAAGAAGTTTTAATAGAATTAGATAAGATTAATACAGATAATAATAAAGTGAGCAAATTTCCAGAGCATGATTTTATATTGTCAGCGTTAAAGATAGGATTAACAATACAAGACTTAAAGCAATTGACATATGTGGATGTTGCTAAGATGATTTTGTGTACTATTGATATAGATAATATTAAACAAAGTTATCAAAACATAAGAAATGCAAATCAAAGTGATATTGATAGATTATTAAGATAGAGACTAAAAACAGTCTCTATTTTTAATTATAAAGGAGATAAAAATGAGTGGAACTATAAAAGGATTATTATTAGAAATAGGTGGAGATACATCAGGATTACAAAAAGCTTTAAATAAAGTTAATTCTACATCATCTAGTTTAAGCAAGGAATTAAAAGGAATTAACTCTTTACTTAAGTTAGATCCAAAAGATACTGAACTTGTTGCACAAAAACAAACAGTATTAACAAAGAATATAAAAGAAACAGAAGACAAATTGAAGTTATTAAAAGAAGCTCAAGAAAATGCGGATAAGACAATACAAAATGGTGGTATAATTTCACAGGAAAACTATAGAAACTTACAAAGAGAAATAGTAAGCACAGAAAATAAGCTAAGTAACCTAATTGAGCAATATAAACAATTTAGACTAGAAACATCTAAATTAAATCAAGCTCGGAAAAGCTATGCAAGAGTTTGGAGAAAAAGTAGATAAAGTATCTGGTAAGGTAAATAATATAGGAAATGAATTAACAACAAAATTAACTGTACCAGTTGTAGGGCTAGGAACAGTAGCGATGACAACAGGAGCAAATCTAGAGCAAGCAATTGATAAGTATATCGCTACAACAGAGAAATCAACAGAAGAAACAGAAAAATATAAAAAAATATTAACAGATATTCATGATTCTAATTTCGGAGAAGACTATGAAGACATAGCAAACTCTATGGCTATAGTAGAACAGCAAATGAGAGGACTTGATGATGCAGCAGATTTAGAAAAAATAACTAAAAAAGCTTATTACTTAAAAGATGCGTTTGGTTCAGAAATAAACGAAAGTGTAAGAGCTGCTAAAATGATGATGGAACAATGGGGAATTTCTGCAGATGAAGCTTTCGAATTAATAAACCAAGGTTATCAAAAAGGATTAGATAAAAATGGTGATTTTCTTGATAGTATAAATGAATATTCTGTACATTTTAGACAAATTGGATTAAGTGCTACAGATATGTTTGATACATTTAAGTTAGGTGCAGATAGTGGAGCTTTCTCTATAGATAAAGTCGGTGATGCTATAAAAGAAATGGGCATAAGACTTAAAGATGGAACAGCTACAGATGTATTAAAAAGAATGAAATTAGATGCTAAAGAATTAGAAAAGGCATTTGCAGATGGAGGAGAAAGAGGTTCTTGGGCTTTTGGAAAAATAGTTAATGGATTAGAGAGTATTAAAGACCCACTAAAGCAAAATCAAGCAGGCGTTACTATATTTGGAACTATGTGGGAAGATTTAGGAAAAGATGCTGTATTTGCAATGACAAAGTATGGAGGTAACTTTGACGAAACACTAGACACAATGGGAAAATCTATGGATGACCTATACTCTAATTCTAAAAATAAAGTAGAAACATCTATAAGAAGAATAAAAACAATATCAGCTAATTTAGGAAGTAAGCTGTTGCCAATCTTAAATAAAATATTAGATAAAGCAGAAGTATTTATAGATAAATTAGATGATTTAAATGATGAAGAACAAGAAAACATTATAAAAATGGGACTAATGGTAGCTGGTGCAGGACCTCTAATAAAAGTACTAGGTACAACTACTAGTGCAGTTGGAAAGGTTTCTAAAGAAGTGGGGACATTTACACAGGCTTTATCTGTAATGAAAACAGGAGGAGAATCTTCTTCAAAATCTGTAAATGCATTGGCAAAAGTTTTAACAGGATTAAGTGGAACTGCTGGGATTGCAACATTAGCAATTACAGCGTTGGTAGGTGCATATGCAGTAGGTGAAGCTCAAGCAAAAGAAAGACAAAAACATATGACAGAAGAAATTGAGAAATTAGATGAACAAATACAAAGCAGAAAAGAGCTAACTGAAGCTATAACAAAAGAACGAGATGCAACACTTTCACAAATGAGCAAAGTTAAAGATTTAGTAGATGAATTAGATGGATTAGTTGATAAAAATGGCAAAGTAAAAGATGGATATGAAGATAGAGCAAATTTTATATTAGGAGAATTAAACAAATCTCTTGGTACTGAATATAAAATGACAGATGGTATTATAGGAAAATATAAAGACTTAAAAAAATCAGTTGAGGATTTAATTAGAACTAAACAAATCAATGCAATATTAGAATCAGAAGAGGCTTTGTATAATGAAGGGATAGAAAGTAAAGCCGAAGCATATGAATCTGTTGCAAAAGCTCAAAAAAATGTAAATAATTTACAGAAGAAAATATCTGATTGGGAAGAAAGAAATGGAAAAATCGACGATAGTACTAAAGGTAAGTTAATAAGAGGACTTACAGTAACTACAAAGAGTCATACAGAACTAAATAATTTAAGAGCAGATTTACAAGTGGCTCAAGATGAATTATCTAAAGCAGAAGGAAATTACAAACAGAAGATTAATAATATAAATACTTATACTAGAGATGCTACTATTTTATTAGGAGATGATGTAGAAGCACAAAAGAAATTACTACAAGAAAAAACAATTGCACATAAAGACTCTAGTGAAGATATTGCAGAATCAACTAAATTAACCATAGACAATTATTTGTTTGATTTAAATGAGTATAAAAAATCTAGGGAAGAAGCATTAAAAGTACAAGATAATACTTCAGCACAATATTATCAAAAACAAATAGAAAATAATGAAAAACTTCTACAAGAACAAGCAAAGCATTTAGCAGAGATGACTAGTACTACTGAAGAAATGACTCCTATGCAGATAGAAGCATGGAAAAAACTTGCAACAGGTTCTTATGATACATATAAGGAACAAATATCTAAAATGAGTCCAACGATGCAGGAAAAACTACAAGATATAACAGGAGTAGTAATCAATGACACTACTGTAGAAAATGCTGCAGGACAATTAGGAAAAGATGTAGTATCAAAATTAGATCAATTTATGCAAGCAGCAAAAACAGCAGGAGAGAATTTTGTGTTAGGAGCTAAAAAAGGAATAGAAAATCAAGGGTTACAAAAAGGAATGTTAACAGCTGTAAGTATACTAGGAAGTAAGATGGTAAGTAGATTTAATGCTAGTTTAGATGAGCATTCTCCTTCTAAATTAACAGAAGATAGCGGAGAAAACTTTGTATTAGGAGCTAAACGAGGAGTAAAAAATAAAGAAAAAGATATGTACAAAACTATCGAAAGTCTAGGAAAAAATTTGGTCAGTAAATTTGATGATAATATGATATTAAAATATTCTCAAATTGAAAAAATGCAGAAATTACAAGGTAGTTTAAAAAGTACAATGATAGATAGTACAAAAACAATATTTACTACACCACAAATTGCCTTCAATGTACAGGAACTTGATAAAGCTAGACTAGAACAATGTTTTCAATATATTAATAAGAAGTTTGGAACTATGTATTAAAATTATGTCGAAAAAGGTCGATGATTTTTCCTTGCAATAATTTGTGGTAAAATGTAGAATTATTGCAAGGAGGAGAGAATATGGAACAAAAGAAACAAGAGCAAACAGACTATATATTAAATTATAAATTAATAATTACTATAATTGCTGTTATAGTTGCTATAACAGGATTTGCAGTAGGGTTTCAAGATTATGATTCAACTAGAGGTACATATGATATTGATGTTGTATTTATGCTGTCTATATGGGGAAGCGGAGCAATATTAATAATGTTTCTAAATATGTTAAAAGATATTCTAAATGAATTAAGAATATTAAATAGTAAAATAAAATAAACACTCAAACCCGAGTGTTTATTTTTTCTTCTTAATTTTTAAACTATCTTCTCTCTATATAAAGTAGAGGAATTAATAAAATAGATTAAAGGGCAGTCGAACAAGACTGTCTTTTAAAGTGTTTTATTAAATTACAAGGAGGTCTAAAATGTGGTAAGAGAATTTAAACTTGTAAATGAAAAAGGGCAAGAATATTCTTTAATGAATATAAATGATTATTGCTTATTAACAGAACCTACTGGGCTAGGATATAGTTATTCTACAGAATACGAACGTTTAGGAAATACATTTATAGCTAATTTAAGAAAAGTAGAACAAGGGCAAATAAATGGTATAGTAAATTTTCTGAAATATGATAACTACAAAAATTTTATAGACTTTATAGAAAGTTCAGAAAAATTAAAATTTTCTTATAAAATTCCATTTGAGCAAGGTGTAAAAGAATATTTTAAAGATGTAAATATTCAAAGTGTACCAAAATCTGAAATACAAACAAATGGATTAATATCAGAACCAGTGGTTTTTGATTGTTTAAGTCTTTGGTATGAAGAAAATACAGTAATATATACAATACAACCTGAAACAGGAGAAATAAGATGGGATTTTAGATGGGATAGTAGATTTATAGATTATGATACAAGAAGCTTATCTTACATAAATAAAGGACATGTAGAAGCACCTGTTTTAATTGAAATGTTGGGGCATTTAGTAAATCCGAAAATTGAGCTATATATTGAAGGAGAACTGTATCAAACAGTTGCTTTTAATGTGGAAATAGCAGAATATGAAAAACTGTTGTATGGGACAAAAGAAAATGAGTTCTATATAAGAAAACAAAATACGGATGGAACGATAGAGGATTTATATGATTTGGATTTTATCGACTTTTACAATGATAATGTTATTAGACTACCTTTAAATAAATCTTGTGAAATAAGGTTAAAAGCAGATAATGAAGTATTAAATGCACAAGTAACTATATTAGCTTACTATAAAGCCGTATAGGAGGTGCTAGAGATGAATAATGTGACAATTAATTTTAATGGACAAGCTTATCTAGCAGTCTATAATAACCAAACAGGATATTATGAAGTAGAAATAATAGCACCTGCCGTAGGTGGAATATACAATGCAGATATAACATTTACAGATTTAGCAGGTAGAACTTATGAAGATACTCAAAAGGTACAAGTTTTTACTAAAGAAAAAATAAAAATAGAAACTAATAAAGTTTTTATTTGGATATTTGATTATAAGAACTTTAAAGTAAAAGATATAGTAGAAATAGCAGATTATGAAATATGTATAGACGAAGAAACAAATGCTACTACATTGTTAAAGATTCTTAAGAAAACAAATGCTAAAGCAAGAGATATAATAGCAGTAAAGAAAAACAATGAAGTTGTTTTTTGGGGAGTGATGAAACAAGTACAGAATGAAGACCGGCAAGCTACTTTATGAATTTGTTTTAAAATATATAACAAACATGTTTGATCAAAACGTTAAATTAGAACATGAGGAATTAATAAAAACAACAGGAATAGAAGATTTTATTGCAAAAGCTATAACAGACAATTTTATTTCTAATGCAGATACATTTATTAATAGAAATTACTTACAAGTAGTTGCGAAGACACATACTAAAAAACAAACATCTGTAACTAATGTTCAAGACGGAATTTACAATCTACATACATATATGACAAATTGTACACAAAATTATGATATTGTGTACGATTTTTCTATTGTAAATAAAAAATTAGTAATAACAATAGAAAATAAGTCTTATAAAAAACAATTAATAGATGTAAAAGCACATGCAATATCTAATTATTCAGAAGTATTCGAAACTGATGTAGTAAGTAAAGTAATAGTCTTAACAAGCACACAAACTTATACGTTGTATTTAAAAAATAACAGGACTACAACAACAAACATGAATGACACTAATAGAGCAGAAGGTAGAATAGAAACAGTTTATACGGAAAACTACGAAGATGCACAACAGAAAGCTTTAGATGTGATGAAATCCAATTTTTATAATCATAACATTACATTTAATTTATATGACAAAATAATGAAGATAGGAACACCTATTGCAATTAAAACTAAAGAATCTTTAATATTTGATACTTATATATCTGCAATAAAAATAACACAAGATAAGTTTATTGAGTATACATGCGGAAATATAAGAATTAAGTTTATAGATAAAATTAATCAAGAGAGGAGAAAATAATATGTTAAAAGGACATGTATTTAGTAAGCAACTTTTTGGAAATCCGATTTTCGCACTATTTATAAATACTTTTTTAAACGGAATCAATGGGGTTTCTAACAATTATAAAAACGGAATGCAGGTAACGTATAATGGAAATATAGTAACAATACAAAGTGGGGCAGCATGTATTCAAGGTAGATTTCTAGAAGAAGATACATCTTCTAGCATATCTGCGGGAACAAGCACTGCTTTTTGCAAATTAGTTATAGAGATAGATTTAGATAAAACAAACACAGAAAATGAGTTTAATCAAGGTGTCTATAAGATAGTAAAAAGTACAAACAGTTATCCGGTTTTAACACAAACTAATATAGTTAAAAATAATTTTGGAAAATATCAATATGAATTAGCAAGATTTAAAACAGGAGCTAATGGGATAACTGATTTTCAAGATATGAGAACGTTTTTAGATTTTGATTCTATATACAATTCAATAACATCAGAATATAGAAGTATATTAACACAGTTACAAAAAGAACTATCTGAAGTAGAGAATGGAAGTGCTTATATTTTAAACGAAGTAGAAGAAGAAACTGTATCGGGAACGGAAGGAAGTTTAGATGAAGGAAGTTTTTCTTATATAGCAACTTTTAAAAAAATAGGAAAAATAGTAAATGTAACTGTCACGGCAACGAGTAATATGAAATACGGAATGACTATTCATAATATTCCGAGTTTTGCAAAACCTTCGAAAATTGTTAATGGCGATTCAATAGCTAGTTCAGTATTAAAAGACAGCGGAAACACACGGCGGAGAGGGTATTGCAGCTATATATGTTTCAGAAGAAGGAAATGTTAATATAAAAATATATACAGAGCAAGACAGTGCAAATACAAAAATGAAATTTGTTGGTAATTTAACTTATATATGTTAGAAAGTGGGAAATAAAATGTTTGAGATAAAAGAAAAAATATTAGAACCGAGCAAAATATATGCAAGTTCTAGTTTTTTATTAAAAATACGAGTAAAAAGCGCAGGGTTTTATAAATATTCAGATTATATAAGCGAAAAATATGTTGATTTGATCAACAAGACATATGAACAAGTATTGTATAAAGAGGTGTAAAAAAATGGGACAAACAAGTAAATATAAAATACCATATCCGGATGTGAATGATATTGCTAACGTACCAGGCGACTTAAAAACAATTGCAGAGAAAATAGAAGCAATTCTAGCAGAACAGAGTAAAAAGCATATTATGACAGCGGGGTTAACAGATGATTATACAACAACAAGAACTAATTATGAAAAAATAAACATAAACAAAGTTTTTTGTGTCAGCGGGGATAAATTAACAATAACAGAAGAAGGAATAAAAATAGGTGCAGAAGTAAGTAAAGTAAAAGTGTCAGGTCAAATATACTTTTATACAAATTTGAACAGCTCAGTAAAAAACGCGTCAGGTTATATTGAAAAAAATGGTACAACTGTAGTAGCACATAATCAACGAGGAGATTTTGAGTATGTGCATGTAGCATTACCCGAAAAAGTCATAGATGTAAAAGAAGGAGATGTAATAGGATTAGGTGTAGTAAGCAAACAGGATGCTACAGTAATAAAAAATTATGAAAACGGAACATTTTTAACAGTAGAAGTGGTAGAGTAGGAGGTGTAAAAATGATAAATAAGATAAAAGTGTATACAAAAAGTAGAAATGTATATGCAGAAAAAGATGTTTTAGGAATATCGGGAGAAAATGACGTAGAAACTTTAGAGTTTGTACTAGATAATTTTATAGAAGGTCAAGCATATATTGAACTAGAAAAATTAGATACAAGCGGAGAAAAACAAAGATATTTTATAAAACTAGATAAGAAAGATGATTCATATGTTTTAAAAGTTAAGAGCAGTTTGTTAGATGTAATTCAAGATATAAAGATGCAGTTAGTAATAGAACAAGAAGATAAACAAATGTTTAAAAGCAAAGTTTTTTATATGCAAGTTCTAACAGCAATAAATGCAACGTCAACAATACCTGAACAATATCCGACCTGGTTTGAGCAATTAGAGCAAAAAGTACAAGAAATAGATGACAAACTTGCTGAAACAACACAACTAGAAGAATTGTTAACAAGATCTGAAACAGCAAGACAAGAGCAAGAAGAGTCAAGAGTTGAAACAGAAAAACTAAGAGTAGAAGCAGAAGAAAAAAGAGAACAAAATACAGCAAAAGCAATAAATGATATAAAAGACTTAAAAGACGATTATGACGAAAATGCAGAAACAAAGATTAAAGAATATAACAATAACAGTGCTGATAAGATATCTGAATTTAATAAAAATGCTAAAGATAGTACAACAGCTTTTAATACAAATGTAACAAAAAAGACAGAAACTTTTGATGAAAGAGTATCAGAAGCAACAAAGACATTTAACAGTAATGTAACAAATAAAACAGAAGATTTTAATAGTAATTCTAATACAAAAATACAAGAATTTAACGACAATTCTGTAGAAAAATTACAAGAGTTTAATAACAATGCAAAAGTAAAAAAAGATGAATATGATAAAAATGCTGCAAATAAATTAAATGAATACAACAAGAACGCAGAAGATTTAATTAGCAAAGTTAAACAACTTCAAACTGAGAATGAAGCTTTAAAGGCTGAAAACAAGCTGATTAAAGAGCAGATACCATCACGGAGAAGCAAGTGGAAATAGTATACACATAGAGAATAGCGGAAGTTTGAATTTTGATTGGAAAATTAATGGTGGACATGCTCAAAAGACGAGAGAAGGGTATCAATTATTAAATTTACAGTCTGGAACACAAAATGGTATCACATATTATGTAGATGATGAAGGGTATTTCTATATGAGTGGAACTTGTACATCTGACAGAATTACGCTTAATTTAAATGAAATTGTTTTAAACGGAACATATACATTTACAAATAAAAGCATAAGTGGTAAAGGAATAAATTGTGCTTTAAAAGATAATACATCTGAATATAAAAATATTTTTTTTACAAATAACAAAAGTGAAACTAAAGAAGTCAATACAGTTTTAAAAGATTTAATTTTTTATCTTACAAACGGTGCTACATACAATTCAAAAATAAAATCAATGCTTGTGAGTGGTAGTCAAGAAAAAGATATTGAACAATACGGAGCATCACCTTCACCCGATTATCCGAGCGAAATTAAAGTGGCAGGAAGTAATGTACAGTCCCGGAATGGGTAGTGTAGAAATGGATGTGACAAATGAAAATCTTTTTAATAAAAATAATACTAATAATTTTTTAAATGATTTAGTTCCGAACAACAGTGGAAAAATACAATCGGGTTCTACTAACACAAGTAGTTCAAATTACTTGGTTACAATAATTGTTCCTTGTTTACCTAATTCAACATATACAATTTCAAGATATGTTGAAGGAAAAACTTTCTTTGTGTATGAAAGTTCAAAGAAAGATTTAAAAGTTGGAGATAATGTTACATTTTTAAAAAGAAATGATGATACAAGCATTATAAATGAAAGAGTTACAACAAGTGCGAATGCTAAATATTTATTGGTAAAAATATATAATACATATGCAACAGAACAAAATACTTATAATGATTTAATATCTAATGTTCAAGTAATAAAAAGTTCAACAATATCACAATTCAAAGAACATCAATCTCAAACAGCAATAATGCCAGTTCAGCAAGAAATGCTGCAAGGAGATTATATAGAAGATGTAGAGCATCATGAGTGGGGGAGATATATATTTACGGGAAAAGAAACAATAGAAAATATCGGAAAATCGGGAGATATAACTTTTTTTAAGACATCACTCAGCAATTTATCTGATTTTAATTATATTGATGATAATACTGTAAATTATATGTGTACGCACTTTAAAGCAATTAAAGTAGCAGACAGATTTCAGAATAACACTTTCTTTATAAATATAGAGAAAAAAGTGTCTTTATGTTCTCAAGAAATTACAACAATAGATGCATTGAAAGCATATCTAAAAGCACGATATGATGCAAATGATCCTGTTATGATTTACTACAAACTAGCAAATGCTATTGACTTAGAGCTAACAGAAGCTCAAAAAGCAGTAAGAGAACAGAAGTTGCATACTTACAAAAATGTAACAAATATAAATTTAAGTGATGAATTAGCAAGTATAGATGTAACATATAAAAAAGATTTAGACACAATACTTAATAACTTGCAAGCGCAAATCATAGCAAATGCAAGTGAGGAGGTGACTGAGTAATGATAGATTTAAGCAAAGTATTTAAAAATGCAGTAATAAATTTATACGCAAAAGATGTATACACAGTAGATTATGCAATAATAGAAGCTTCTAAACTAGCAGATAAAAATAAGATAAATGCTACAGACTACGAAGAATTAATTACATATCTAGCAGAAGAGCAAGCAAAATCTATGCAAAAAGTAGAAGAAAAAACTGAAGAGAACGTTGAAACTACAGAAGAAAGTGTGGTGGAGTAGATGGAAAATATAGCTAATTTAGTAGCAAATTATGGAGTATCTGCAATAGTAGTAGCTTTGTTTGTTTGGGATTGGGTAACTAATAAAAAGAAGATAACAGAGACTTTAGAAGAAATGAAAGTGTCTAATGCAAATACTTCTAAGTCTCTAGAGTTATTACAAAAGAGCATGGAAAATCAAGAGCAGACTCTAGAAGAGATAAAAAATAATATAGAAAGAAGGTAATAATTATGCAAGAAGCATTTAAACAATTATTATTAAACTTTGCAAATCTATTTAAAGTAAAAACAATTTTAAGCTTAGCAGTAATATTAACAGTATGTATTTTAACTTTTAAAAATGTAGTAAGTGTTGAAGCCTTCATGGCAATAGCAAGTGCGATTATAACTTACTATTTTACTAAGAAAGAAAAGGGGGAATAACTATGCTAAATATAATAGAAAAAACATATAAAATAAACGGAAATTTATCAATAAGAAATTCTACAGAAAGAATAATATTACATCATGCTGCAGCGAGTCAATGTAGCGCTGATGATATAGATAAATGGCATAAACAAAAAGATTATAGCTGCATAGGATATCACTTTTTTATCAGAAAAAATGGAACTATCTATAGAGGAAGACAAGAAAATGCAATAGGAGCACATGCATATCAAAATAATTATAATAGCATAGGAATTTGTTTCGAAGGAGATTTCGAAAAAGAACAGATGACTGATACACAAGCAGAAGCCGGTAAAGAACTAGTAGCGTATCTAAAAAATAAGTACAATATATCTAAAGTACAAAAACATTCTGATGTATGTAGTACAAGTTGCCCCGGCAAGAACTTCAGATTTGATGAAATAGCAAATTCTACTGTCAAGAACACAGTTACATTTGTAGAAGTTAAAAACGAAGTAAAAGGCAACGTGGCAACAATACAATCTACTTTAAACAACAAGTATGGATTAAATATAGCAGTAGACAATATTTATCGGAAAAGAAACAAAAAAAGCTTTAGTAAAAGCATTACAAACAGAGTTAAATAAACAATATAATAGAGGTTTAGCAGTAGACGGGATATTTCGGAAATCTGACAAAGAATGCTTGCATAACTCTAAAAAAAGGTGCAAAAGGAAACATAACTTTGATTTTACAAGCGATGCTAGTTTGCAAAGAATATAAAATTTCTGCAGATGGGGAATTTGGAATTAACACAGAAAATGCAGTAAAAGACTTTCAATCTAAAAACAGATTAATCGTAGATGGAATTGCAGGCAAGAATACTTTTGAAAAATTGTTTTCATAAAATAAGAGCTAGATTTATTCTAGCTCTTAATATTAAAATATTTACGTTCAGCGTTTTTTCGAATTTTTATAGCTTCTTCAATAGTATCAAAATATCCGAGATTGATTGACTTTTTATTAATTTGTATTCTAACTCTATATCTGTCATTAACTTTAGTTATTCCGTGTGTGACCTGTTGAGTTATTTTTTTGCGTCTTATTAGAATAAAAGTTTAACAAGCTAAAACGTTGTTTTTCTTTTTCTATATTTGAAAAATTGCCTTGCATGCAACCACAACTTTTTATTTTACCTTTTAGAACTTGCGTAAATACTAGCTCTTTAACATTTCCACAATCGCACATAAACAATGCTAATTTAGAATTGTGCTTATCTATTTTGTTTAAGTTTTTTATAAGAGTAAGTTTATTAAATTTCTTTCCGACATAGCTATCTATATTATAACCTCTCATATTAAAGTTTTTAAACCTTTCTAAACAAAAATTTATTTAATCTAATTGCTCAACATCCTTTATGTCTATTTCTTGTAAACCTTCAACAGCTACTAAATAGTCGTTATTTAGTTTTTCAATTATTTCATTTTTAGTTAAAAAATCTCTATAAGCAAACTGACCCTTTTTCCAATAATCTCTTATTTTGCATATATTTTCTAGATTATCACTTTTTCTTAAATCACATTTATATAATGTTAAATTATCTTGTAATAATTCTATAGATGTATACATTTCGTTATTTATATCGTTTTTAAAACTTTCTAAACTTGTTATAATATTTCTTTCTTCTTTAAAATTTATATTTGCATCTCCTGCGTCGATTTTAACTAATATCTTTCTACCTCTGTAAGCTTTTGCTTCTTTCATAATCATTTCCTCCTAAAAAATTATTTATTATCTCTTTCTGTAATTATAATAACATACTGTACACCGTAAGTCAATACTTTTTTTAAAAATTTTTTAAATATTTTTCAATTTCTTCTCTAACCCATGCCGCGTAAGGCTTATCAAGTTTTTGTAAAAACTCTTCTGCTAAATCCTTATCTATTTTAGCAACTAATCTTTTATATTTTTCATTTTCCCACTTCAATTCTTTCTTGTAATCTCTAGACATATCGATTCCTCCTTGATTTTCTATATTATATAGTATATAATATTTATATACAAGAGAGGAAATAATCCTCTCAAGTTTTACAAGTCTTGTAAGATTAATCTAATCTGTTCGCGATTATGTTGTTTTCTTAATAAGTCTTGTTTTTGTACTTGTCTATCTGCAATATAGATAAGTACTTTTTTTATTAAGCTCATGTTCATCACCTCCTTGACTGTATACAGTATAACATACGGTACACAGTAAGTCAAGCACTTTTTTCAAAAAAATAAAAATTTTTTCAAAAACACTTAAAACACACTAAAATCAAGACATAAAAGTATATGTCTTGTAAATAAAAATGGCTTAAAATCGATTGTAGTGAGTCAAAAAAAGATTGAAAAATGAAGAACAATTGAGAAAATTGGGATAAACTTAACATTGACAAAAAATAAAGAAAATGTTACAATGATATTACAAAAGAGTTACAATTTTATTAATTATGATAAAAATGTATTGACTAAAGACAAAATTATTTATAATATAGATATACAAAAAAGAGAAATAAAATCCGTTGCAAGTATTTCTTTTTGTAAAAAAAGAATAAGAGCTTACGCCCTTATTCAATCGTTGTTTGTTTGTTGGAAATTTGGGATTTATCTTTACAGTTGTTTGGATAAATCTCAAATTTTCTTTTTGGGGATTCGTAATTAATAGAGTATTTGTTCTTAGAACAAGTATGTATTAAAAAACCAATACCGCCGAAAGATAATAATTGGAGGTGCGAGAGTCAAAATGATTCTTACCAGCAATGTAATCACCTACTTTCTTTTTGTTCTATATGCACCAACTTTGTTGAAAAAAGTGGGTGCATAAATTAGTAGTTGAAGGTCATAGAATTGTCAGCTACTAATCTATGCACCCAACTAAAAGAAAGCTTCAAACAACTTAAACATATTCTATCAAAACAATAAAATATATGCAATATAATTTTACAAAAAATAACAATTTAATTGACAAGTTTTTTTGCTAGCAAACGCTAGTCTTTTAACATGTTCGACAAAATTCACGATACAAAGTAAACATAAAGTGGTACAATTAAAGCAAGAGGTGATTACTATGAAAAATTATAGAATAGAGTTACTTATTACAAAGAATCGTGCAAGATTAGAACGAATGATAAAAGAAGATTATAGTAGAAATAAAATATTAAGACAGAGTCAAAAGTTAGATAAGTACATAAATATAATAATGAGAGAACTAGTAAAATAGTTCTCTTTTAGCATAATAAATAAAGTTCTGCAAATACTAAAAGCGGTGATTTTATGAACTATTATAAAAAGAGTTTAAGAGAATTTAAAAGAGTGTTAAAGAAGAATAAAAATATAACAAAAGAGGAATGGGACAAATATGCAGAAGAGAATTGTTTGTTTAGTTCTATAACATTAGAAGCACATCATGACGCAGAAAATTTTGAAAAATTGAAAAAAATTTATACGTTTTAGCAGAAGTTCACCAAAGTGGACAGGATGTATGTTATTTATACATTAAGACATACTATATTTGGTGATAATAAAATGGAAATAAAGATACTTTTAAAAGAAATAAGAGAAGAAAAAAATATAACATTAAGAAAATTATCTGAAGTAACAGGAATTTCAAAATCTCATTTAAGTTATATTGAAAGAGGGGAAAGAGAACCTACCTTATCTGTAGTAGTAAGAATAGCATTAGCACTAAATATAGATATAAAAGATTTATATGAGGTGAAAAGATGATTTATTTAGACATAGCAGAACAAATAGAAAAAACAAGAAAGGTGTTGCATAGAAACATAGAAAAATACGGTTTAGATTCTAAAGAAGTAAGAGAAGTAAGTACACAGCTAGATGAACTTATAAATATGTATTATGGTAAAGATAGAGAAGAAACTATGCAAGCAGAGTATAGAATAACATATGAAGAGTTAAAAAGATTAACTAGAGAACTAAAAAAATTTCCGACAGTAGGAGAATGGGATAAATTTGCAAATAAAAATAATTTGTTATCTTCTACAACAATTAAATTTATAAACAAAACAAACTGGAATAAGCTTAGAGATAAAGTGGTTTCAGAAGTTTTGAAAGGTAAAAGAGCGTAATATTATGTTACGCTCTTTTGTCGAAAACGAGTCGTTGATTTTGCATTTTTTATGATATATAATACATCTAATAACAAAAAAAGGAGATAGTCCGACCCCAATCGGAACCATCTCTGGAAGTATACTTACTTAACACAAATATACAAGTTAAGTATACTTCTAATTTGTGAAATTGTCAAATTTAGGAGGTACATATGGAAGAAAATATTGTAGAGGAAATTGTAAGAGAGAGAATAAGAGAAAATAAGGAGTTATTTAACAAAGATGAAAATAATATATTAGAAGGAAATATAAATCTAGCAAAAAAAATGTACATATTAGGATTTATAAATGCTAGAAATATATATGGAAATAATTTACAATGAAATTTCCCGACTTTTTCCCGACTGAGTTTTGAATAAGTATAAATATAAAAAAAGAAGTAAAACAAAGAATATAGTATTTTCAGTGCTTATAGAGATTTATAAAGAACTAAAAAGGAAAAAAATCATATCATGGGTTCGATTCCCGTACGGGTCACCAAATATTAAAATGGTAGAGTATCAAGGATTAAAAGAAAAACTTGATACTCTATTTTTATTATTCCCGACTTTTTCCCGACTGAGTTTTGAAAAATATATAAACTATTCGAATAAATAGTTTAATTTATCAACAGCATTTTCCTTTTGTTCTGGCAAAATGTGAGTGTAAATTTGAGTAATAGAAATATCATAGTGACCAAGCAGAGTAGATACAGTTTTTAAATCTACACCATTTAGTAATAATGTTGTAGCATAAGTATGTCGTAATGAGTGAAATTTTTTATATTTTATATTGCAGTTTTTTAAAATAGTTTTCCATCTGCCAAACACAGCTTTACTTGTTAATAGTTCACAATCATCATTTGTAAATAAAAAACAATCATCGTCAAAATTGTTATATTTTTTACTTTCTTTTTCTTTAAAATCTTCTAAAATATGAATTAAAGAAGTGGGGATAGGTACAGTTCTAATACTGTTTTGAGTTTTGGGCGTTTGAAATATGGTTTTTGATGTTTTATTTCCTTCTCTGTCAAATATATCTACTTTTTTTACAGATTCTTCTACTTTTATAGTTTGCTTTTTTAAATCTATATTTTTCCATCTAAGAGCAAGCAATTCTCCTTGACGTAGTCCTGTGCCTAAGGCTAAAAGAATAAGAGCTTCATTTTTAGTATTTTTAATATATTCTTTTATAATTCTAATTTCTTGTTCAGAAAAATATTCAATTTCTCTTTCTTTTTTTATTTTTTCGGTTTTGTTTCCAGGTATAGTAACAGAGTTACAAGGATTTTTTATTATATAACCTTCATTATAAGCATAATTAAAAAACATTTTTAATACTTTATTTAGCATTTTGATTTGTGAACTTGATTTTCCATTTTCAGCTAATTTGTTATAATAAAGCTGTAGTTGTATTGATTTAGTATTGTAAACCTTTAAATTTGCAATCTCAGATGTTTTAACATATATTCTATATATTCCTTCATATCTTGCAAAAGTGGAAGGCTTAAGTTTATCTGATACATTCAAAATATCAAATAACCAAGTTGACATTAAATCGTTAATTGTAACACTTTCAAAATCTAATGATAAACCATTTTTTAATTTATTCATATATTCATCTGCTTTTTCTTCAGCTTCATTTTTACAGCTTCCATAAAATTCTTTTTTTATTGGTGTTCCATCAGCTTTTTTACCAATAGTTCGAGTAACCCTATAATAATCAATTCCATTTTTTGAATAATTAGTTTTCTTTGCCATTCAAATCCTCCTTGAAGTAAAAAAATATAAACAGTATAAATATACTGCATGTCTTTAGTAAATGTATCCATATTTGGATTCATAGAATTTTAATGCATTTTGCATATATTCGCATGTGACATCGAAATAATCTGCTAGACTACAAATATCATCTATGCCGTTTTAAAATTACTGATTTTAATTTCTCGTAAGGAATTAGAGTGCAGAAACTCCATTTCTTCGCTCTGTATTCTTGCTTGCTAATTAAATTTAAATCAGAATTAAATTTATATGTAGCATTCATATAATAGTGACCGTAATTCTTCAACTAAAACTTCTTTTTTCTTTAGTGAATTTCTTGTTTTAGAAGAGTCATACAAAATAATATTTAATTTATCATAATTAACATATGCTCCTTCTGTATCCTCTAAGTAAGTATCAACTAAATTTATTTTTTCTCTTTCGATTATTTCTTCGATATATTCTAAATTCATTTTTTTCTCCTAAAGATAGATATTTTATTTTTTTTACTGTATAATATCAATAGAGGTGAAAATTATGTGGTTATTATATATTTTATTTACTTTTATATGTTGTTTTATAACATTTAAAATTACTTGCTATCAAGTAATTAAATTATACCAAAACAATCAAAAAATAATTGACATACATCAAAATTATATTGAAAAAAGCATTGATCAAATAGCCAGTATAAAAACAGATGTAATTAAAATTAAGAAAGACATATATCAATAAAATTCTTTCCGAAATCAGTTATTTTTAACAATCCTTTTGAATAGGCAAGTTTTTTATCCGCCTGAGAGGAAAATGCTTCAAATTCTTTGTCAGATGTAACAGATTTAAAAGCAGTTTCGTATATAGAATTATCGTTTCTGTGTTCCATAAAATCTAATTCTATAATTTTCAATCTACATAGATTGTCTAAAGTAATAGATTTTAAGATTTTATAAGTATTGTTGTTAATTAGTATTAAGTCATTTGAGTAATAAGTAAATCCACCGGTAGAATAAGCGACTTTTAACTTTAAAATAGGTTCAGATATCATATTGTTTTTAGAAAAATAAGTTAGTAATTCAGCATCAGACTTACTTAACTGTTTCACAATTTCTATATAGGAAGGCAATACTTTTGGTTGTTTAGATATATCTAAATCATTTCCAATTAAATTTATAAACATTTCTTTTATATGTTCTTCTTCTAAATTATATTTCAACACATCTACAGCAGGACCTAATATATTAGTTCTAGGTTCTGTTTTATTTTTGTCTGGAATATTATTATATTTTTCTTCTAGTTTTTTATCAATTTCTTTAATTTTATATTCACATTCTTTTATTTTAGAATACATATACGGTTTTACACCTGAAACTATAAATTGTGAGCAAAAACCTAAAGCCCCTTTTGTTGTGGTTATTAATGGTTTCGCTGCATCGGTATATACTGGTTCTACTAGTTTATCTAAAGCTTTATCAATAGTTTGAGATTTTATATCCAATTCTGCCATTATTTCTTTTCCTCCTCATCTTTTTCCTGTTTTGCAAGCAAAGCTTCTATAGTACTTTTAATAATAGCTTTATTAGTTTCATTTAGTCCTTTTATACCAGAAGCAAAAGCTACATCCATATCATTTACATTGACAAAAGCGTAATCTTCATTTCTGGATAAAGATACTAGTTTTTCTAAAGGTTCATCTAAAGCTTCAGCAATTTTTGAAAGAGTGTCAACAGTAATTCTTACTGGCTTTTTTGTTCTATTATCATATCCTTTTTCTAAACTGTCTAAATAAGTATGACTTATGTCTAACTTTTTTGCAAATTCTCTTAGAGACATATCACCTTGTTTTTCTATTAAAAATTTTCCTAGTTTATTTTCCATGAAATCAGCCTCCTATCTATATTGTAAACTCTACTTTACAAAAAATCAATAAAAATTTCAAAAAAGTTGTAAATTATGCTTGACAATTTTAAAAATGTAATGTATGATTAACACGTCGAAAGGAAAGGAGGATATAAAGTGTTGAAAAATAGAATTGCAGAAATAAGAACAGAAAAAGGTTTAACTCAAGAGAAGTTAGCAGAAAATTCAGGAATATCAAGAGTTGCACTGTCAGCAATAGAGAATGGAACAATACCTAACGGAGATACAATGATTAATATTTCAAGAGCATTAGATAAAAAGGTTGAAGATATTTTTTATAATGATAATGTAATACATGAATAACAATATTTTTTTAATAATAATGTAAAGCATGATTTACTGAAAAGAGGTGAAACAAATGGACATTAACATACCCAAATACATATCCGCAGAAAAATATAGTAAAGAAAGTGGGCTAGGTGTTGAAGAGGTAAAACGTCTATGTAGATTAGGAGAAATACCTTGTAAGATGACAGAAGGTGGATATTACAAAATACCAATTTATGAAGATGCAGTACCAAAAGAGCAATACGAAAAAGTAAAAGAAGAAAATATAAGATTAAAAACTGTATTAGAACAAATAGGAAATACAGCTAAACAAGTTGTTTAGAAAGGTAGGTAAATAGAGATGGAGGAAGATAAATGTAAAGAGTGTATTATGAATGATAAAAACAAGAAAGAACTTGTAGAGTTTTATGTAGAAAAATTAAAAGCTAAGCCAAGCACAATAGAAATAATAGCATTTGGAATAAGCTGTTTTACACTTGGTATAGCTGTAGCAACAAGATTATTAAGTTAATGAGTTAACAAGAGCTATTATAGAAATAACAATGGCTATAGCAGTAAAAAATAAATCAATAATAGCTAAATGATTGTCTTTTAAGTATTGAATAATTTTATCGTATTTGTGTTGTTTATAATACTGCTTATTCATTTCGTTAACCAATTTATAGTATTCGTTATCGTTCAATATAATCACCACCTTTCTGAGGTAATTATATAAATAAAATTTTATAAAGTAAAGGACATTGAAAATTGAATAGCTTATCAGAAAAATGCAGTAATACGAACGGTTTTAAGATGTTAAAAAATATTTTAAAAAAGTTTAAAAAAGGTATTGACAACGAGTAACGCGTATGATAATATATAACCAGTTCAAGGGAAAGGAGGTAAAAGCCATATGATAGAAGCAATAAAAAAAGTGCTTGCCGACTTCCAATCAAAACAAGCACAACAACGTAGAATAAAGAATAATCGTAAGAATATTCAATTAATTCTACAAGGTATAGAGAAGAGGGGATATTAAAACCCTCTCCCTTCTAACAATTATATATTATTTTAATATAGTTGTCAAGAAGGGAGGTCATATGGAAAAGAGAGTATTGAAGGTTATATTTAATAAAAGAGCTGGAGATGATAATAGTTATTCCACAAAATTATCCCTTCCTAAAAAGGATTTAAACAAGATGGGAGTAACTATTAAGGACAGAGAAGTCAACTATGAGTATGACGAAGAAAATCAAAGAATTATTATTACAAAGAAAAATTAAAAAAACTATTTAAAACTGCCAACGTCTGGTAAACTAAACAGTTTTAAATAGCTACGACAACTACTTGATAAGTAGGTCTATATTCATTATAACATATAGAACACCTATTTATCAAGTAGTCCGGAAAGATTATTTTGAAAGGAATAGGTGTTTTTATTATGTCAAATGAAGAATTATTAAAAGAAAATCAAGAATTAAAAGAAAGAATAGAACTTTTAGAAAGAACAATAGGAAGAGAAAATTCAGGAAATACAGGAACCTATAATAAAATTAGAACTATGATAATTGAAAAAGTAAAAAAAGAAGTTGAACAGGATAAATTAGAAAACGGTAATACATATGATTGGACTAGAAAAAGAGCAGAAAAGAAAGTAATGAGTGATTTAAAATGGGATTTAAGAGTAAGAAATATATCAGATTTTAGAGCAGAACATATTGAACAAGCTAAGGAATATATAAACAATTATACATTACCAGATGAATATAAAAAATCAAGATGGAATTAGGAAGGGGTGAGAAGAATGCTAACAATATCAGAATGGAATGAATTATTTAAAATAGTTTTTGGGGTATTTTTAATTACATTAATAACATTATATGTATTAGGAACAATCGCAGAAAACAAGAAATTAAAAAGCAAGTTAAGAGCTAAAAAATCAATACAAGTAAATCCTAAAATGATAAGTAATTATAATGCATTTGTTAAAGAAAATACCAAAAATATGACTCTATACGAAATAAAAGAATTTAAGAAAAATCTAAATTTAGAATTAAACAGAATGATTTTGAGAGGGGTGAGATAGTGAAAATAGGAATACTACTAAAGACATTATTAATAAAATACAAACTTGCAAGAATGCAAGACAAGTTATACATAATGAAACAAAACTTAAAAATGTTAGGAGAAAAATAAGATGTTAACAGAACAAGACAGAATTAATTTAAATGAATATCATTACAATAATTATAAAGAAATTCTAAAAGCAATTAACAGTAATGATGAGGAAGAAGTAAAAGCTATTTGTGTAAGAGAAATGAATATTATTGATCAAGATGATTATATAGAAAACGATAATAAAGAATTTAATGACAAAATAAAAGAACTAGATAAATTTTCAAAGTTGCATCTAGTTCAAAATAATTAGTACTTATATTAAGACTATAAAAATATATTAACATAATTTGATGAAGAATGCAAGAGGAAAATATGAATTGTACGAATTTAAAAATAAGAAGTAAAAAATACAAGAAATACTTTTACTGTTCTTTACGCAAACAAGAAATTGATATACAAAAGTGTAAAGAATGTGAATTTAAAGAATATAAACAAGCTAAAAAAATAAAAGGTAAGAAACATAGACAAACAAAAGCAACAGAAATATCAAAAAAAGTAAAATTGCAAGTTTGGGAAAGAGATTTTCACAGATGTATCTTTTGTAAAAAGATAGTACCGTGGAATTTAGCAAATGCACACTTTATCCCCCGCAGTGCGGGAGGTTTAGGAATAGTAGAAAATATATTTACTGCTTGCGAGAATTGCCACAGAGAGCAAGATAATGGTTTAAACAGTAAATTATATACTGATAAAGCAGAAACTTATTTAAAAGGCATTTATGGAACAAATTGGTGCATAGAAAAACTAATATATAAAAAATATTAAATAAACGAAAGAAGGGATTTTATGGAAAGAGATGAACCGAATTATTTTGCAATTATACCTGCGAATGTTCGCTATGATAAGAATTTAAAAGATAAAGCAAAGTTATTGTATGGAGAAATAACAGCGTTATGTAACAAAGAGGGGGTTTGCTGGGCAAAAAACGAATATTTTGCAGATTTGTATGACGTTACAAAAACAACTGTATCAACATTGATAAAAAATTTAATTGACAATGGATACATAAAATCTAAGCTGATTTACAAAGAGGGTACTAAAGAAATTTTAAATAGGTATTTAAGTATAGTTAAAGACCCTATTAAAAAAAATTTAAAAGATAATAATATAAATATAATAATAAATAAAAAAGAAGAAGAAAAAGAAAAAATCATAGATTTTTATAATAACAACTTTGGATTAATAACACCTTACATAGCCGAAAACATTTTTTCATATTTAGAAGATGGATTGCAACAAGATTTAATAATAAGAGCAATGGAAGAAGCGGTATCAAATAATATAAGAAAATGGAATTATGTAAAAACAATATTAAATGACTGTGTAAATAATCAAATAAAAACACTTGAACAATACACAATTAAACAAAGAGAATTTAAAAATAAAAAAGCTAACAAAACTACAGCAAATAAAAAACAAGAAGTAACATATAATACAGATTTTAGTGAGTATGATCAATATGTTAAACGAGATTGAAAAATTATATTCAGAAGATGTAGAACAAAACATTTTAGGTTGTATGTTAGTTTTTAAAGAATGCAATAGATATATAAAAAACATAGAAGTAGAAGATTTTTACATAGAGATAAATAAAACAGTATTCAGATTAATAAAAGAGTTAAAGCAAGAAGAGAAAAATATCGAAATTCTTAGTGTAAAAGAATTTGCTAAAAGTAAAAAGTTAAATGAACAAGAGATATTTAATTATTTAATAAAAATAACATCTAACATAATTACTACAAGCACAATAGAACATTATATAAAAATATTAAAAAATTATAGTGTGAGAAGAAATATTGTTAATAAATCAAGAGAATTAATAGATAGTATGTATAAAATAAGTAGCGAAGAAGAAGCAGAAGAAATTAAAAAGAATGCAATAGAGACGATAACAGATATAAAGACAAGTAATATAAACATAAAAGAAAATAATATGAAAACAGTTATGTTAGAAGCAATTGAAGATATAGAAAATAAATATAGAAATAGAGATGACAATAGATATAAAACGGGATTCTTTGAGTTAGACAAAGTAACAGATGGCTTACATGAACAAGAATTTACAATAATAGCAGCAAGACCGCGGAGTAGGAAAAACATCTTTAGCATTAAATATAGCAGAAAACATTTCAAAAAAAGGAATTAATACATATTTTTGTTCATTAGAAATGTCGGAAAAGCAGTTAGGAAATAGGTTAATATCTAGTAGAGCGAACATAGATTCACACAGAATCAGAAGCGGATGGCTAAATGATAATGACTTTGCAAATATAGCAATAACAGCAGATGAATTATCTAAATTGAAAATATTTATAGATACGCAAAGCAAAACTATACAAGATATAGAAATTAAAGCATACGAATTAAAAGAAAAACAAAATATAGGTTTAGTTATAGTAGATTACTTACAATTACTGAAAAGCAAAAATAAATACAATGTAAGAGAACAAGAAGTAGCAGAAATAAGTAGAAAATTGAAATTAATGTCTAGAGACTTAGACATACCTGTTATTGCACTTTGTCAGCTGAATAGAGAAAGCTTAAAAAGGACAAGACCTACAAATGCAGACTTAAGGGAGTCGGGAAGTTTGGAACAAGATGCAGACAATATATTCTTTATTTATGCAGATGACGAAGAGAGAGAAAAGAAGATAATTGAAACAGAAATAATTGTATCTAAACAAAGGAATGGTCCAACACGGAACAATAAAATTAAAATACGACAGAAAAACGATGACATTTAAAAATTGTAATTGAAAAGGAGAATCAGATGAACAAAAGTCAAGATTTATATCAAACAACAAGAATGAGATTAACAAAATATAAAAATACAAAAGAAAAATATATAAGTGACAAAGAAATAATAGAAAAATTAGCTATAGAAATACAACAGTATAGAGAACGAATAGAAAAACTTAATAAAACAATAAAAAATTTAATGAAAGAAGATAAAAATTTAAAAGATATATCAAAAATAATTACAACAACTCACTATGTTGAAGGAGAAGTAATAACAAAAGAAGAGCTATTAGAACTAGAAGATAAGTATAAGTTTAATGTTTTAATAAATATAGTAAACGGAAAAGTAAAATATGAAGAAAACTTAAAATGTGAAGAAAATCTGAAAAACACGAAAGAAGCGGAGGATAAAGTATGGATATAGAAAATTATTTATCTGCAACTTCTTATAAAACAAGAGAGCAATTAGTAAATGCAACAGGAATGTCTGATAGAGAAGTAAGAAGACAGATAAGCGAATTAAAGAAAGAACGTGTAGTAATTTGTAGTTCTAATACAAAAGGATATAGATTAGCAAAAGAGATAAACAGTGCATCAGAATCAGAACTACAAAAAGAAATAGAACTAATAAAACATTGTATAGCAGAAATACAATCTAAAAAGAAAGTACACAATAAGCAGTTAAGAAAATACATAGCTTATTTAAAAGTAGCAGAAAAGAGGTTGAATATAAATGATTAAAAAGAAAACTGCTAAAAGAAGAAAAAGCAGAAAAGAAATAGAGAAAAAACTAAAAGCAGAAAATGAAGAAAAATATTATTTTGAAAAAGAGACAATAACAGAATTGAATAAACAATTAGATAAAATTAATTAAAAGGAGAAAACAAATGATAATAAGAAATATGAAATTGAAAGATATAAAAATAAGAGAGGACTTTAAAAGAACACAACCGAGCAAGAATAAGATGAAAGAAAAATGGTTCTTTTACAGAAAGACTGGAAGTCTAGAATCGGACATAATTATAAACAAAAACGGTTACTTAATAGACGGCTATACTAGTTATTTGATAGCGGAAGCAGATAACATTAAAAAAATAGATGTAATAGTAAAATATAAGTAATTACGAGAAAGGGAGAACTATATGAAATATGCATTGATAGATACTTTTTGGGGATGGCTAGCAAGACCAATTTTGCTATGGAATTTAAATGATATTTGTACGGTAGTTTTAGAAATAATAGTAATAAAAACATGGTTTAGTACAATAAAAGAAATGCTAAGAAGTAGGAGGAGAAGATGAATAGAGAGATAAAGTTTAGAATATGGGACATAGAAAATAAAGAAATGTTAAAAGTACAAGAATTGGATTTTGAACCAACATTTTATGGTGGAAGAATAGCTATTAGACCAGACCAATATAATGACTATTTTGACACAGAAGATATGATTTTAATGCAATACACAGGACTACACGATAAAAACGGAAAAGAAATATATGAAGGAGATATCGTATATTGTCAAACAAAATATGGAAAAGCAAAAGCAATAATTAAATTTATAGATGGCAAATTTGTAGCATATTGGGATAGTATACTTACGCATCCGCAAAATGGACATTGTATTGCTTGTTATGAAATAAACAAAAGATTTGAAGTAATTGGAAATATCTACGAAGATATTGAGTTATTAGGAGGAGAATAGATATGTTTAAATGCAAACATAAAAGACAAGAAGAGAAAAATTGTTATTATGAAGATTATCATTGTGTTGAATATGACATTTACTGTAAAGATTGTGGAAAATATTTAGGACATTGGGCATATGGCTATAGTGATGTAGAAGAAAATTTGTATTTTGAGAAATGGTACAATAGATTATTTTATACTGTAAAAACCAAAATAAAAAGCTTATTAAATAAAAATAATTATGATGATAGTGATTTACCGTTTTAATCAGAAAGGAGAATAGATATGTTAAAAAGATATTGTGATATATGTAAAGTTGAATTAGACAAAGATGAGGAAATAAGAGAAGTTAAATTATTTAGAAAAAATATAAAAATATGTGCTAGTTGCTTGAATGCATTAGAACAACACGTAGAAAACGAAAGTAATAATTTTAAAATCGAAACTAGTAGATATGAAAAGGGATATGCAGGAAAATGGGAGGAAATATGTTAAAAATAAGAGATGATGTAGATTTAAAAGAACTTGAAAAGTTTGGGTTTAAGTTAGATGGTAATACATATAAGTATTTTATAGCAAAAAATAAATGTGTTTATGTATGTATTCATGATAAAAAAATAATAAGACCAGAATTACCAGTAATAACAAGTAGAATAAAAGCTATTTTTACATCAAAAAAACCATACCAAAAATTAAGTGAAATAATGTATAGGTTAGACAAAGCGAATTTAGTAGTAAAGGAGTAAATAAGATATGAAAGTTAAAGAATTGATAGAAAAATTAAAATTAGAAGATGAGGATGCAGAAGTTATACTAAGTGCCGATGAGGAAGGAAATTATTATAGTCCACTTGAAGGAATATTAGGATTTGGCAAAGGTTATTACATTCCAAATAATACTTGGAGTGGAGAATTTTTAAATCAAGAATATATAAATGATGAAAATGAACTTGAAGGAGAAATATATGAAAATAACAAAGACATAGCACAAAAATGTATAGTTTTATTTCCAATAAATTAAGAGAGGAGTGATACAAATGAAAACAGCTGATGAAATGTTTGAAGAATTAGGATATGAAAAATATGATAATCATCCAGAAGAAGAAAAACCAGAAGTAAATAAATGGACAACACAAGATTGTAGAGTTATTGAATATAAGCAATCAGAAACAATAAGAGGAGAGTTGTATACTTTATATATTAGATTTCATGTAGTAGGTGAAAGAATAGAAATAGGAGCAAATAAAAGACCACAAGAGATTAAAACAATGTCATTGAAAGTAAATCCTATTTTAAATATAAAAGAACTACAAGCAATAAATAAGAAAGTAGAGGAATTGGGATGGATAAAATAACAGTCAAGGATTATATAGATATAACAAATTACAATGATTTTGATATTGTAACAGATATTAAGGAAAAAGGTTTAAAAACAATTTTTAAAATCACTCAAAATACACCAATACAATTTTTAAGTGATAAATTATTAAATGCAATAGTAAAAAATGTTTATATAACTGAAAAAGAAGCAAGAGAAGATAATGAGGCATTATTTTTAATTGAAATCGAGGTGTTCTAAGTGAAAGAAAATAGCATAGAAGAAGATATGAAAATATATTGTGGTGGTAGAGCAAATGGAAAAACAATGAAAACAATTCAATTATCAGTAGAAAAACAAATGCCAATAATATGCTGGAGTTATGAACATAAAAAGCAAATAAAACAAACTGCTAAAAAAATGAATGCAAAATGGATAATACCAGAACCAATATTGGCAACAGAAGTAAGAAAAAAGTAATAGGTAATAGAAGAGGTTTAATAGTTGATGATTTAGATATTCTTTTAAGAATGATATTAGATGATAATGTTTATTATGCTACTATGGAAGATTGTAATATAGAAAAGTTAGAGAGGAGTAAATAAGATATGAAAGTAATGATAAGTCAACCAATGAATGGTAAAAAAGAAAGTCAAATAAGATTAGAAAGACAAAAAGTAATAAAAAAATTAGAAGATTTGGGATGGCAAGTTACAGATACAATATTTACAGATGAAGCACCCAAAAGTTGCAATCCAGCAATATACTATTTATCAAGATCAATAAAAGAAATATCAAAAGTAGATGCTGTAATGTTTATGAATGGATGGGAAAAAGCTAGAGGATGTAGAATAGAACATGATATTTGCTTACAATATGAAATACCAACAATGTATAACTATGAATTATAAAATTTAGAGAGGAGTAATACATAATGGAAGAATATGAGTTTGAAAATTATTATAAATTACCAAAAATAATTTTAGATATAATGAATTGGTTATGTACTACTAGATTTTATGAAAATACCTTTAAAAAAAGAAAGAAAGGCTACGAATATATTGAAGAAAATTTCAAATTTTGCGATTTTGAAGTATTAAATGGAACATTTGAAAATCCAGAAATAATAAAAATTGGAGAAATAGCTCATTACTTAGGTGACCATGAAAAAACAATAATTATAAATTTTAAAAATAAAAAGCATTGTTATTTAACAAGAGGATATGCGACTGGATTATATGCATGTAAAGTTATTGCAAATAAATATCCTATACCAAAATATATGGAAAAAGATTTATATAATTTTATAAGTGAGTTTAGGAGGTGTTCTAAGTGAAAGAAAATAGCATAAGAGATAGAATTAAAGAAAAATATACAAGATATATAAATTGTGAAACAGATATTTTAGAGTTAACAATAGAAGAAGCAATATTTATATTAGAAAAAGATGCAAGTGTACATTATGTAGAAGACTTACTGCAAGAAGCATACAAAGTAATTTTATCAGATTATAAAAGAGTATTAAAAGAGAATAAAGAATTAAAGAAATTTATAACAGAAGGAATTACAATTGAACCTAATAGTCCATATAAAAATTACCAATTAGATTTTTTAAGAAAAAATTTTATTCCAGTTCAAAAAGTAAAAGACAAAATAGAATATTTAGATAAGCAGCAAAAGCAATGGCTAGAAGATAGAGAACTAAAAGCAAGTGATAGTGAGATAATATTTGCTAGAGATGTTTTACGAGAACTACTAGAAGGGAGAAAATGAAATGGGAATAGCGTATATGGGATTAACACATTGTGAAAAATGTTATAAACCACTAAAAGATGATGAATATGTATTTTGTAAAAAATGTGAAGAAGAAAACAGAAAAAAAGACAAAAGTATGAAAATGAAAATATAAAGACAGATTATCAATTATATAAATTTATATGTGAGAAAATAGGAGGTGTTTTAAGTGAAAGAAAATAGTATAGAAGAAAAGAGATTAAGCATTGAAGAAATATTATATAAATTATTAGGAGAAATAGAACCTTATGGAAGTACATCGATAGATAAAGAAAGATATAAAAATATAGAAAATTATTATATAGCTTTAAGTTTTATAATAAACAAATTACATAATGCTGCTTTATTAAAAAATAGAAAAGAAGCAAGTATAAATGAAATTGCTCAAGAATGTTACTTAATATTAAGAGAATACGGAATTGGAGATGATTTGGATGGCAATTAAAGAAAATAGCATAGAAGAAGATATAACAAGAGTAAAACAACGAATAGAAGATGTAAAGGAATATATTGAATACGGATTACCATATAGCGAATATTTAGATTTGGAAAATTCATTTGATAATATTTTATCAGCTTATAAAAGAGTATTAAAAGAGAACGAAGAATTAAATAAAAATTATAATTCTTTAATAGATAAAATAATCTTAAAAATAGATGAATATGATTATAAATTTGAAAAAGCTAAAAAGCAAAATAAAAATGATATAGCTGATTATTATTGGGATTTAATTATAAATTTTAAAAAATTGTTAGGTGGTGAGTAAGTTATGAACAAGGAAGAAAGGAAAGCAAAATGTAATGATATAGAAAATAAAATTAGATTAGATGTAAAAATAAGAGCATATGAGGAGCTACTAGAAGGGAGAAAATAAAATAAGTGCTGATATGATTTTTTAGATATAAACGAACTACAAGCAATAAATAAGAAAGTAGAGGAATTAAGATGGAAATAAAAGAAAAAAGTTTAGATTTAAAATTAAATAAAGGACATGCAGTATGTTTTGATTTTGATGGTGTAATACATAAATATTCAAAAGGTTGGCAAGATGGAAGCATATATGATGAATATAATAAGGAAGTATTAGACTTAATGTTATTATTACAAAAATTAGAAATACCAATATTTATATGTTCTACAAGAGAACCAATACAAATAATAAATTGGTGGAATAAACAAGGATTTTGGTGTGATGTAATAAGTATAAGTAATGACAAAACATTTTGGAATGATTTGAAATATATAGGTGTAACGAATAGAAAATTACCAGCACAGTTATATATAGATGATAGAGCATATAAATATACTGGACAAACAGTAAAACAGTTTATATTAGATAACTCAGAGGAGGACTAACATATGACAAAAGAACAAGCGATAGAAGCCTTAAAAGAGCATAAAAGACAAATAGATAAAGAATATATTAATACAAGAAATTCAAAAGCAATAGAAACAGTATTATCTATGCTAGAAGAAAAAGACAAAACGATCGATTTAATGGCAGAATATATAGAGAGTAAGAAAATACTTGTAGATAAGTATTGTTATGCTCTAACAAAAGAAACAATAAAACAATATTTTGAAAATAAAGCAAAAGAAAGAAGGTAAAGAAATATGAAAATGTATTGTAAGATAAAGAGACCAGATAATACAAAATATCAAATAGAAAAAGGAACAAAAGTGGTAATTCAAGAAAAAATAGATGGAAGTAATACTGCAATTTATAATGATAATGGAAAGATAAGATTATATAGCAGATCTAATGAATTAACAGGAGAAGATGGATTAAATGGATTTGTTAAATATGCTAGAAAAAGAGAAAACAAAATACTAGAATATTTACCAATTGGATATGTATTATATGGCGAATGGTTAAATCAAGGAAAAATAAACTATAATTCACTAGCTAAACAAGGAAAAATAGAACCATACTATGCATTTGATTTGGTAAAAGAGATAGTGGATAAACCAACAGAAGATGAAGATTTTACAAGAATATTTTCAAGTATAGAAGAAATGAAAGATATATCAAATAAAATAGGATTTAAAACAGTACCAGAAATAGCAGTAGAAAATCTAACAAGTTATGTAGAGTTAAAAGAAAAATATGTAGATAATCAAAAATCTGCACTGGAAGGGACAGACTGTATAAGAGAAGGAATAGTAATAAAAACATTAGATGGAGAAAAAAGAATAAAAATAGTTGGAGATAAATTTCAAGAAGTGAAACATATAAAAAATTCAGAAACAAAAAGTCCATTTGCATTTTTAGATAAATACATCACACCTGCGAGAATATGTAAATTTTTAACGCAAATAGAAATAGAAAGTCCAAAACCAGAAGACTATAGGGAAATATTTAAAAAATTAGATATAATTGCTAATGATATTTTAGAAGAGGAAAAAGAACAAATATTAAAAGATATAGCAAGAATAATCAAGAAACAGGCTATTCCTAATATAAAAGAATATGTAGATAATAACTAAAAGAAGTAGGTGATACAAATGAAATTAGAACATGTATACAACACAATACAAAAAGCAATGACAGAATTAGAAAGTGTTGACTTAGTAGATATATCAAAAAGAAAACAAAGTCAAATCAAAGTAAATAAAGTATACGATATATTAGACAACTTTAAAGATGAGTTGATAAGAGAAAAAATAAAGAACGGGAGGCACAAATGAGATTAAGCAAAGAAGATTATAAAAAAGCAGAAGGATGTTTAAGAAGATATAATTATAATTGTATTACTATAATGAATATAAGAGCAGATATAATGAGCATAGGAACTCCTAGTATGGACGGAATGCCAAAGGCACCATACAGCATATCAGATTCTGTATATAATCAGTACATAAAGTTACAAGAAGATAAAGAACTACAAAAAGCTTTAAAAGAATACAAAGCAGTTAGACAAGCTTTAGAGTTAGTAAATGAAGATTGTAAAGATATATTTGATAATTATTATTTAAAGCAAAAAACAAGGTGGGAAACAATAGACAGACTAGGACTTTCTGAAAGGACTTTTGTAAGAAGAAAAGGAGAATTAATACATACTGTAGAAAAAGAATTAAAAAAGTTGGCGTGAAATTGGCGTGATTTTCTAAAAATAAGTGGTATAATTAGTACAAGTTAAGAAGTACATATTTCCCCAAAGAGTTAGTTATATAAATATAGCTAGCTCTTTTATTATAGTTATTAATTATAAAGGAGCTGATACTATGTACACTATACAAGAGTTAATAAAAGAACATGTACAAGAGAAATGTAGATATTGCGCAAGAAAAGAATGTGATGGAATACATATAACAAATGATGGAAAAACAAGGTGTGATAAAGATGGAGATTAACTATAAAGAATGCATGAAAAGAAAATGTGAGCAGTGTAAGTATTATAAGAGTTGTTTTAAAGAAAGGGTGAAGAAGAATGAAAGTAAAAGCAACAAATAAATATAAAGAATTAAATATACAAGATAATGAATTAGGAAGGATACCAGAAGCGGGAGAAGAATGGGAAGTAACAGAAGAAAGATACAAAGTATTAACAGAAACAAATAAGTTTAATACTGTATTTGTAGAAAAGGTTAAAGATAAAAAGAAAACTATTAAGAAGACTGTAAGAAAGAAGAATTAATCATGCTAGTTAAAATGTGTGCTAGATGTCAAAAAATAATAGAAGCTCCAAATCGATATTGTGATAAATGTAAATCTATTGTAGAAAAACAAACAGAAGAAATAAAACAAAGAAATAATAGTAGATATAACAAACAAAGAGATAAAAAATATACACAGTTTTATAACAGTAAAGCGTGGAGAACATTAAGAGCTAAGTATCTTAACCAGCATTATCTATGCGAAGAATGCCAAAAAGAAGCAGAGCAAAACAAAGAATACAATATACAATTAGCAGAACATGTGCATCACAAAGAGCCAATACAAACATCAATGGGCTGGATTAGAAGACTAGATTGGTATAACTTAGAAGCGTTATGTAAGATACATCACAATGTAGAGCATAAAAGATTTGGACGAAGAAGATAATGGCAAAAGAATATAACATAAAAGCAATAGTAGACAAAGAAGATTTAAAGCTAATATTTGAATGTGATAAGGAAAAGAATAAACAATGTAACACAAATCAATATAGATACATTATATGCTAACAATACAATAATACAAACAAGAATAAATTATGAATACAAGTAAAAAAACAATAAAGAAGCGGGTAGGGGTGGTCTAAAAAGTATTAGTCAAGTGCTGAAACAAAGATCGGAAGAGCGTCGTGTAGGGAAAGAGTGTA